GCGGAGCTGCCACCCTTGCCATGGGTATTGCTTCGGGAAATCCTATGCAAATTATTCAGGGTTCTGTTGATATGCTTGTCAATGGGTTTAAACTTTTCGACTCAAAAACAAAGGCGGCTGAAAAGGAGATTAAGAAACAACAGGGGCTTATCGATTCGCTGAAGAAATCGTATGATGATTTGGAGGATTCAATCACTAAAGCATTTTCGACAACAAAGGCTCAGTTGGTAACTTCCGAAATGGAAAATCTGAAAGCTCAAAACGAGGCAATTGCAAAACAAATCACTGCTGAGAATTCAAAGAAAAAAGTGGATAGTGGAGCAATTGCTAATTACGAGGATACAATCGATGCAAATAAGAAAAAGATTGAGGAGCTAAAAGATTCGTATATCGAAGCACTAACCGGTACCGATGTAATGTCTGCTATTGACTCACTCGCCAATGCTTATGCAGATGTGTGGAGTAGTGGAGAAGATCAGGCAAAGAAATCATTTGAAGTTGTAAGAGGTTGGATAAAAACCGCTTTGATAGATCAACTTAAAAATAAGCTTCAACCGGAAGTTACCGGAATTATGAACTCCATAGCTTCGGCCATGGAAGATGGCACTATCTCCCAATCAGAGCAGGCAGCTATTGACGTACTTACCAACGCACTCGACGCCAAAGCGGCTCAATATAAAAACGCACTCGACCCGTATTTGGAAGATTCGAAAAAATCAGGCGTAACCGGACAACTTTCTGCAGCTACTACCGAGGCAACAGCTTCACAGCTTGTTGGACTTTGGACGATGACTTCGCTCGATATTCGTTCGATCAAAGAATGGCTTTTGTATGGCAATAAAGTGGATCAGGCCAAAACGGTTGATATAAGCGCTTCGGTTGGAGTAATTATGGAAAATACTCGTAAGATAGAGCTTAATACGAAAAGATCAGCCGATAATACAGATGGCCTTAGCGATTCAATTAAAGAATTGAAAGATGAACTAACAGCAATTAATAATAATACTAAAGGAACCCGAAGCAGGGGATAAACTATGGAACTAAACTATTTGATAGAAGAATCGAAAGCACTCAAAGGGTGTACCGATGGCCGTAAGCAATTGAAAAAGTCAAAAACAATCGAGGATCTGATTAAAACATTCTACGATAGAATAGATTTTTGCCTGGCAACTAATTTCCCATGTTTAGAATACATGAAAAAGTATCAGGAAGATCTTCTTCAACAAGGTGTATTCGTTGACCGAAAACGTGTGGTTCGAAATCCTGAAAGATTGGTTTTACTTGGTAAGTGTGATTTTGAGGTTACGCTTACCGATTACGCTGTATCTCGTATTTATGCTAAGCACAAAGCGTTTTTGATTGTCAAAGCTTCGGGGAATGCATTTGTTGTGATTGATGCCCTAGACGATGCTCAGGTCTTCGTTACAGCCACCGAAAACGCACGTGTGATCGTGAACTTGTATTCGAATGCCACTACTCGTGGAGAAACCAAACTAAACATAAAAAATAGAGAAACATATGAGCTATAAACTCAACAATGTGGATATACTTACTTTCGGAGCAATGCCGGTGACTAAAGGTCCGGGCATTGCTCTTGAAGGTATTTTTGATATGCCAAAGCGTAAAGGCCAAACCGAGTATAATTGGGGAACTTCTATCGAGCCATTTGTAAGCGCCGAAGATATAGAGCTAGATGGGCGGGAATTGGGGCTAAACGTCGTTATTCATGCCTCAGACAAGCAAACCCTTGTAAATCTAATAAACGCCTTTAAAACGGCCTGTATTAGCTGTACTGTATTATCATTCGATTATGATAGTTTCAATGTTATTTGCCGATCGGATATAAAAGTGGTTGAATATGATTTGGTAGCTACTATTTCCGCTAATTTTTGGCAAGATGCATATATTTTTAAACCATTGACAGTAATTGCATCTAATTCAGGATCCTTTCGACTGGATAATTATAATCTACAAGCCGATTTTGGACTTACGATTTCAAAAACGGAAGGACTTCGCGACATTGCCAACCGTATTGAGATAAGCACTACTGAATTGTACACTAAAGCACAGTACCGGGAACTTCGAAGCATTACGCTAACCTGTTTTGCAAAAGCCGACAGTATTGCCCAGCTGTACACTAACATCTGCCAACTGCATTCTCTCTGCTACAAATCAGGGTTTAGAACATTGATACTCCCTGACAATTCAAGTGTTCAGCTATATTTTAAAGAAGGGTTTAAGGCGCAGTTTGTAGCTGATAATCTGCTAAAATTCACTCTAAAAGCATCACTCAATGATTAGTATTTATAGATTGGTAAACGATATTGAAATAGTATGTTGCTATATTTCAGAAAAAAGCGCAACATACAAAGAGGCTATCATGGGTGTTTTGGAGGTTCAAATCGGAATTGTTGCCGAGGCCGAGCTAGATATTCAAACCGGTGATTATCTGAAATACAATGGAGTGAATTATACGTTGAATCGAGATGATGAGTTTACCCAAAAATCGGATGTCGAATGGGTGTACGATCTTATTTTCGAACATCCGTTGTACACGCTTCTCGATAAATTGATAACCAACCCACTTACAGGAGCTTCTACTTTTCAACTTACCGGAAAGCTCATTGATTTCGTTGATATTGTTGTTTGGAATACAAATAAAACAGTTGCTAACCCCTTGGGGATAGACACCGGTTGGACACGTGGAAGCATTGTTGATACTGACTATAAAAACATTTCGTTTAGCTCTATGAGTTGTAGGGATGTGCTTACAACGCTATCTACCGAATTCAACGTTGAATTCTTACTTGCTAACAAGGAAATAAACTATGTTGAACGCATAGAAAATGCAACCGGGTTGACATTTATTCAAGGCAAGGGAAACGGATTGTATGAAGTTACCAAACAAAACGTTGATAAGGGCGATACCATTACCCGCATTTATCCTGTGGGTGGGAATAAAAACGTTCCGAATGCCAATGCCGACGAACAGGGTTATTTGAAGCTACCCGAACTATATTTAGAAAATACAAGTGAAATAAAACGGATCGTTGAAAAACGTGTTGTTTTCGAAGATATATTCCCATTCTTTTTGGGATCAATAACCAGTGTAGGAGGTGCCAATAGCGCTGAAATTATTTGCAATGATATTGATTTTAATCTAACTGATATAGCCGTTGGAAGCGAAGCACGTGTAAATTTCCTGACCGGTGATTTGATGGGTTGCTCGTTCGAATTTCAGTGGAATAATACGCTCAAGAAACTAACCCTCATAGAGCAAAAAGATGAAACAGCGCTGGCCGATGCTGCCGGAAATAAACCGACTGTTCCAAGTGCGCTGAAAAAGGCAAAGGCAGGCGATAAATTCAACTTTACAGGTGTGATTATGCCTGCAACCTACGTGAATAACGCTATCGCAAAACTACGCCTAAAAGCAACTGACTGGCTATCGTTCTACAGCCGTAAGCGTATTAAATTCGATGTGCAGATAGATAACCGATGGATGCGAGGAAAAACCGACTTGAAAGCCGGCGATTTAGTGACTATCAAAATACCACAAAAGAACATTGAATCGCTTCTTCGTATTGCTTCGCTTGAAAAGAACTTGTACACTGGTAAGATTAGTGCCACGGTTTCAAATTACCTCGATGAAAAGTGGGAAAAGAAAGTCGAGGGCGCATTGTCATCGCTTCAAACTACTGTACAAACAGGGCTTGCCGGAGTTGGGAATGTGGATATACTTCAGAACTACGATGCTCGACCTGCTAGCGATAATAACGTAATGTCTTCGTTGCGTTCAAAGAGTGAGTTTTTGAGCGCCAAAGAACCTGATACGGCAGCCGAACGCATTACCTTTCAAAAAGGGGCGGTAGTTCGCGATCTTGCAACACCCGATTTTGTACAAGATAAATTTGCGGGAGCTGGTGCTGCTATCTACGAAGATGAACAGGGTAATACGGTTATTGAAGCCGATATTATGACTGTACGAAAAACAGCATACTTCAGCGAAGTTCAAATAAATCAAATACGCTTTCAGGGCGGAATAATGGTATATTCGGCTGCCAATCTTGAAGTGCTATCTGTTGCAGATGGTGGAAGCTATTTACAACTTAATTTCGACACCAAAAACGGACAGATTACCAATCAATTTGTAGTTGATGACCAAATACGCTGTCAACAGCTCAGTGGTATGACCATGATTAAATACTACATGAGCCGTGTTACATCCATTGGTGCCGATTATATTCGAATCAGTAAAACAGATATTGACGGAACGCTAAATGCTTCCATTGGTGATCAGGTAGTTCAGTTTGGTAATAGAACCAATACGGCTCGCCAATCGCTTATAGAGGTCAATGTAGTGGACGGTGGAAAACAAACGTTTTATCAGGGTGTAAATAGCTATAACCTGATTGATAAGAACGCGATAGAAATTGGACGAGTTTACGACAATTCGGAATGGAAAACAATGATGCGTCTGTATGGCGATTTGTTTATTGGGGATAGAAACCTATCATCTTACTTCAAATACAATTCCACTACAAAGCAAATGGAGCTTGCAGCGCATGTGCTGTTTAAATCCGGTGAAACCTACAAAGAAGTTGGAGCCGGTATCGCTGATGCAAAATCAGAAGCCGTTCAACTCGCTTAGAACGATGCTACAACTAAGGCTAATACTGCAAAAGACACTGCAATAAGCACAGCTGCAACCGATGCAACCAATAAGGCCAATGCAGCCTATTTAGAAGCAAAAAACTATGCTGATGTGGTAGGAGCAGATAAGCAAGCACAAATTGACGGTCAGATCATATCGTGGTTCAGACAGGTAGATGCGTTGCTGACAAATTCACCCGCATCTGAGTGGACAACCGAAACGATACGCAATCAACATGCGAATGATACTTACACAAATACTTCCAACGGTAAATGTTGGAGATTTCAGTATAATGGCTCAACATCTGCATGGGAATGGGGAGTTATTGCCGACACTGCAACACAACAAGCACTAACAGCAGCAGGTACGGCTACAGCTATTGCAAATGGCAAGAGAACTGTATTCGATTCACAACCTACTACGCCTTATTTAGCAGCTGATTTGTGGCTGAATAATGGAGATTTGTATAAGTGTACAACTGCACGTTCTTCGGGTAGTTTCGTTTCGGGTGATTGGATTAAAGCCGTGAAATATACTGATGATACTGCTGTAAATAATTTGGTTATTGGTGGTAGAAATTTGTATCAGAATGGAAATTTTTCAAATGGGTTAGTTGGTGTTGGTGATGTTTTCAGTCCTGGAACAATTAGAGAGGTTGTTACTGATTCAGTATTTGGACATGCATTCAAGTTTAGCGCACATACTAGATTTAGAGGTCTTATACTTGGTGGCATAAAAGCAGGTGATTTTGTTACAATATCATTTTGGATAAAATCGACAACCCCCATAAGTGGTGGAATTGGTTTTTCAGGTATTGGAAACGATAATGCATCTAGAGTAATGATGGATAACTCTTTCGTTCCCATTTCGTCTAGTTGGCAGAGGTTTACGTCTACGCAGAAAGCTATTAACGATGAGTTTGATGGTGAAACGTTGTATATTTTATCAACGCAAGACGATTCTAACCCGTTATATATTACTAATATACAATTTGAGATTGGGAATAAGGCAACTGATTACAACCCTGCAAAAGAAGATTTTGAAATAAAAATTACAGAAGCAAAACAAGCTGCAGACAATGCTCAATCAACCGCAAATGCTGCTAATTCAAGTGTATCAAGTTTAAACACTTACGTTGATGGTTCGTTTAAGGATGGGGTGATATCAACATCCGAAGCGCAGGCAATTGAAAAATATAAAAATCAGGTAACTAAGGACTTTAACGACCTAGTTGCAGGGTATAATGTTATTTATTCTAATTCCTATTTAATTGGTTCTGCAAAAACTGACTTGCTAAATGCTAAAGTCACAATGTCGGGAGCAAAAGACAATCTATTAGCTTCGATCAATAATGCAATTGCTGACGGCAAAACGACCGTATCAGAGAAAGCAGATGTTGACAATAAATATTCTGCTTGGGATTCGTCTTATTCGTCTTACAAGAGCAAATTAGAGTTGGCAAATAAGTCAATACAAAGTAACTTAGATAGTCTAGCAAATAATGCTGCATCTACGGCACAATCAAACGCAATAAACACCGCTTCGGCTGATGCTACAAGTAAAGCAAATGCAGCACAAGCGAGTGCAACCGCAGTAGCTAATGCAGCACAATCGACAGCAAATTCAGCCGTGAGTGCAGCAGCTACGGCTATTTCATTAATAGCAGATATGGCAAGCGATGATATTATTTCACCGTCCGAGAAACCTGCGTTATTAAAGGAATGGCTTGTAATCGTAACAGAGAAGCCGTTAAATCTAAGTCAAGCATACACATTTGCTATTCCGACAACTGCATATTCGAATGCATACGATGCACTAAATACATTTATTGGTTCAAATCTAAACGATGTTACTACGTCATGGGCTCTTGGAAATGGTAACGGTTCGGTATTGAGGGTTAGATTCAATAGTTATTATACAGAGAGAACAAATTTATTGAACTCTATTGCAACTAAGGGAAAGGATTTAGCTATTGCTGCTCAAAGTACTGTTGATAATCTACAGGTTGGCGGTAGAAATTTATACCGAAATGGTGACTATTCAAATGGACTGTTCAATGTTGGTGGAAGTTTTGGAGGTGGAACTATCAGAGAGGTTATTAATGATTCAAGATTTGGAAAAGCACTAAGGGTTTCATCAAACATTAGATTAGGACAACCAATATTTGCAGGTATAAAACAAGGCGAACTATTGACATTCTCATTTTACTCAAAAGCTACAACGCCTGTCGTAATTACATTTGTAGGGGTTGGTTATGATTCAGGTAATCCTATAGGAATTGGATTGTCGCTTAATAAATCTTTTGCATTGTCGACATCTTGGAATAAGTGTACATATACATGGGCTGCAAGTGCTGACCAAATTGATAGCCAAAATTTCTACTTTTATTTGCCAGATGGGGATTCTAATCCGATTTATTTTGCAAATGTACAGTTAGAGAGAGGAAATAGGGCAACTGATTGGAAAATGGCAGTCGAAGATGACTACGTAAAAAACGCAATCAAAGGATCAGCCTCAATCAATGGCGGTTTAGTCCTCGGTAACGTAATGGCTGTTACGGATGAAAACGGCAATGTAATGGCGGGTATGAATGGACTTGCAGGGGCACAATATCCGATATGGTCGGGAGCACCGAATGCAAGTAATGCTAATTTCTCAGTAGACAGATATGGAAATCTAAAAGCGTTTTCAGGTCAGTTTGGTAACTTCATGATTGAGAATGGTGCATTAGTAGGTTATGCAAATAATACCGAAAAGGTGCGATTACATACCGGGGTATTACCAACGCTTGATTCGCTTGTAAATGCCAATTGGGTACGGTGTGCATTAGAATTCAATACAAGTGGTGTAATTGGAGGAGTTGTAAATGATTTTCACAACGACTTATTTGTCGATACAGTATATTATACAGTTACAGGTTATCTATCAATACCATCAAATACAAATGTAAAATTTCATGCTCAGATAATAGATACAGTTTCAGCATCTCCTCCTGACGGTATTGAGATTAGCGATTTCATTCAAATGGTGAAAGTATATAATAGCGGAGGAAGTCTTGTTGCAACGAATTACCTAGATGGTGCCAATGTTTACTTATCAGCAGGCACATATCTTGTGAAGTACACGTTTCAAGTGGGTGTTAACTTTATTGGTCAAAAATCTGCCGATATAGTGGTAGTTTCTGATTCTAATGCATGGATGGAGTACCAGGGTGGAATTACACGTTTGGAAATGGCTAATGACGGATTCTTTATGTACTACAATGCAACTGAGTACTTCTATTTCAAGCAAGGAGTTGGAAGGTTTGAGAAAGGATTTACTGATTCGCCAGGGGTTCTTGCTACTGGTAGCGTCAACAGCTCCGGTGGACTATCCAACGAATGGGGCGCAAAAAAGAGGGCATCAGACGTATGGGTAACAAAGAGTGGAACTGGAATATATAATGTCCCACATCAAGCCGGAAGTACCTACAGCGTTCAGATAACATCTACTACCGATAATCTGAATGCCCGCGTAACAAGTAGAGGAACAAACACCTTTCAGGTTACGGTTAGGAATATGAGCGGAACGGCTGTTGATACCGGGTCATTTGATTTCACGCTATATGGAGCTAATTAAAACAAAAATGGCTAACGCTGATTCGTTAGCCATTTTTATTTATTGTTTGTTCTCAGCTTTTAATGCCCGCCATTCGGCACCGGTTATTGCTGTAAATCTAAACTTTTCGTCAAACAGTCGGTAAACTGTTTCGTTATCACCATCCTTGTACGCTGCTTTAATCAATGCCTCAGCTTCTCTCAATTCAGCATTTGGAATATAAGCAATAGTATCAGCTTTGTTTGGTACATTGGGTTTTGGTCTAAGCAAAACTAAATCAACTGCCTCGATAAAATCAGGAACATATCCGTTTTCGTTTATAATTCCGCTAGCCCACATTTTAAGTGCTATTCCTATTGTATCACGTTGTGATTCTGCAAAACCCCACGTTACAGGTTGATTCCCATAAACAGGAATATTATATGCTGATATGCCTCCTGCTTGTTTTACAATTTCAAGATTGCTCAAATGAGTCTCTGAAGCTTTCACATGCATAGCTCCAACTTTAGCTACCGTAGTAGATGGTCTGATCGATATTTGTGCGTTAGGGATAACTTCGAACGCTTTAGGTTCATCCTTTCCGCAAGAAAACAAAAACGTTGCCACAAGGGCGATAATAATTAGCTTTTTCATAATGATATTTTTAATGTTTTGATTTGCAAATATACTTAAAAATATATTACGTGATTGGTTATTTGTGGATAAATGGATTTTATACCTTTTGAAGGGTATTATTTCTTATTTTAAATACTCTTTCAGCACATCAAGTGCTCTTCCGACACTCCGCACAATAACATACTTGCTTCCGCACGCTTCTGCCTGTTCTTGGAACTTTTTTTGTTCCGGCGATTGTTCGCCTGTCTGCGTTTTAAACTCAATTAGAAGCGACGCAAATCCTTTTTTTGGGATAAGACAGATAACATCTGAAACACCGGGCTTCAATCCTTGCCGTTTTAAGTTTATTGCTTCGAGTTTATTCCTGGATCCACCATTAGGAACGGAAAACAAAAGTTTGTCCGGTAGAGTAGGGAAGAAGGTCGGAACTACTTTGAAAAACTCGGTTTGCATGTCCGTTTCATCATGGCTAATTTTACGCTTTGACTTAGCCGGTTCTGAAGCTTCTTTTTTGTTTGTAAAGCAGAGATAACAAGCTAGTCCTTGAGTAGTTTCTATTAAAGAGACTGTTTGTTTTCCGCAAACTATACAAGTCGGTTTATTCGTTTTTTCCATAATATCTATTTGCTCCTATAATGTCAAATTTCAGTACTTGATTGTACAATTTATCTTGTCGGGTTCTGAATCGAATGTTATCATCATGCTGTTGGTGACAACTCCGGCACATGATTACTAAATTCAAACTTTCGGTGTACCATTCCGGCCAAACGCTTTTCGGTAGAAGGTGACATAAATCATCAGCCGGTCGGCCACATATTACGCACGTTTTTGGTTGAAGCTTTTTGATGCTGGCTAGAGTTCTATTTCTCAAAGATTGCTTTGAACTTATGTTCTTTATTTTATTATTCATCTTCATTTAATGATTTAAACTTACCAAATACGGACTCACAAACTTTTTTCATTCTTGTAATTAATGCGGATCCACCATTTTTAGATCGGGATAAAAATATCCATTTATTAGATTCAGCATCGTCATAAACCAACATTGCAGCGTTTGTTTTCAATCTGTCAACAGCTGCTTTCAAAATTTCTTCGTCTGTCATTTCTGATATCGGAAGATTGCGGAGTTCTCGAATGTTTCTCATACTTATTTTCCTCTATTTCCACGCCTAACAAAGCGAGGTTTAAAAATTGGTTTTGGATAATTGATTACTGGCTTTCGATTAAAATATATCGGCTTATCGTCTAACTCGAGTTTGCAATCGCTATCATCGTAGTAATCTTTGAAATGGAAAGGTTCACATTCATTGGTAATACTTTCAAGCGCTCTAATACTTTCTTGCATTTCTAGTATTTCAGCACGAGTATCTACAGTTGCAAATACTCGTGCACACTCTTCAATTGCATGTCTTACCGAACAGAATGCTGCCGAATCTGAACCTATTATAAGTACTATCATTCCGCTCATACTATTCTACACAAGATGGTCCAAAAGGTTGACCACATAGTCCACAAATCTGAATATCATAATTCCAAAGGCCTAGTTGTCCTTTTATACCGGTCATTGGAGTATCGAATAAAATAGGGTTAGCAATTACATAGTGATATTGTCCTTCTGCCGCCCAAATAGAGGGGTGATTTTCAACACAATCAACTATTTCAACTGAACCGATAATGGCACCAAAAGCGAAATCCTCCATAAACCAATTTTTAAAGTCAATTGATTTTAAGTAATTCAACTGACTTTCATTCACCACATGCGAGAAAGTGGAGTCGTTTTTTAAATTTCCTACTGGTTTTGCACTCGCATGTATCAAAATATGTCCTCTAAAATGTGTTCTACGTGGACGGTTCTCAATATCTTTTATTCCGGAAACGAGCAAATATGCCCATGGTTGTTTTACTGATAGTACTTTCATTTTACTTCCTCCTCTTTCATTACTTCTTTGATAACTTCTTTGCTGAAATTTAGTCCATCTTTTTTGCCATCAATATACGATTGACAACTAATAAGAACGAGCCCAACGCATAGTAAAAATACTCCTACACCTAAATAAGGCTTTTCAAATCCAATTTTGAACGGATGAATACTGATATTAATTCTCGATACAAATATGAGTATTAGAATAAGTACAACTGAGTAAATAATTATTGATTTCATGGTATTTATTTGAATAGGTTATAGTCTCTATTTACACAATTTTCAGGAAGTTGTTCACGTAATATCCCTGCTTGTTTCAGTAATGAATCTTTCCAATAGATAGGAGTTTTCAATAAATCAGAAAAAAGTTCATTTGTTCCGGTTATGAAATTTATAAGCTGTTTTTTATTATATTCCATACCCGACATGATCCCAATTTTAAATAAATCACAATAAGGGAAAGATTCAACAATCATTTGCCAACTACTGTCAAGGTCGACAATAGGCTCAATACTAGCAAAGGTTTTGAACCCTACATTATGTAACTTTGCCATTGCATTGATCCGCTCAACATTAGTACTTGCATTTGGTTCTAATTCGTCGTGTCCGGTGAGGGTGAAACCACATGCAATATATTTTCTTAATTCTAAACTATAAGCATCTTCTAATGGAATGCTATGTGGTGATTCTTTAAAATATCCAAATCGTTGTTTTGGATATTCATTTAATAATTTATCAACCCAATCTGCTTTTTTTGTTAGTATTTTTACAGGTACTCTATAATTGACACATAATTCTATTGCATCCCAGTTAAGTTTAATTGTTTCTTGTAACATTGGGTCACTTGTAAATGTAAAGAACAGTCCGTGTTTACGAAGGTCTTCTATGTTTTGAAGTAATTCAGTTTCAAACACTTTTAAAGCGTGACTTTCATTTTTGAAGCATTTCTTCAATTCGGGCTTATCTCCTCCTAAAATAGCTGCTCCACGACCTTTTTTCAAATAGCAGTAAGTACACCCATTGCTGCACCCTACAACGAAATTGCAAGCCCAGTACGAATACTCTCCGGCTTTTCCTGATGGGTTGTAAATCGCTTTACCTTTATAGTTTTTCATAACATTGGTTTTAATTCACTGTAAAATACACTTTCTTTATCTAGTCTCTCGCTAGCAAAACATGCAGGCTTAGTTTTTCCTTGCGGACAGTGAGCGCCTTGCTCTTTGAAGTGGCATAGAATACACCCAAATTGAGCGATGTTCTTTGCAGGGATACATGAAACACGTGTATCACCTATTTTAATGCGTTTTCCTATTGGTAAATTAATAAATTGTCTAAGCATACTGTTAGTGGTTTATTGTGCAGTGTCCTTATCCGAACACCGCACAAAGAATGGTGAATACTACAAGGCAAATTAATATTGCATTGACTTGATGTCTATCTCGTTCGTCAGCTTTGCGCTGCGCTTCGGTTTCGAAGAATCGTTCTGTTTTCATGGCACCGGTATTTTTGAAGTTATTAATCGAACATATTTGCAATTAGATCTATAGTGCTTTCGGGTATCGCTTCCGAGTCTCCCATTATCGCACTAGCAATTCCTTTTTTGGTTTGAATGATTTGATATACTTTTTCGTCAATGGTATTTTTTCCGGATAGGTACCTTCCGGTTACGCTGTCTTTTTGTCCAAGGCGGTGCGCTCTATCCTCGCACTGGCAACAATCGGCATCCGTCCACGGGAACTCAATAAACAGCACATCGGAACTCGCTGTAAGCGTAAGACCTACTCCGGCCGCTTTTATGGAGCAAATGATAATGTTTGTTTTATCATTTCGTTGGAAGCTATCTACAGCACGTTGCTTTTGTTCCTGGTTCTCACGTCCGGTTACTGATACCGAAGTAGGGAAAGCGTGTTTTAATTGGTCAACAACGATATGAAGTGAGCAGAAAACAATGATTTTTTTACCACTTTGTTGAAAATCGCAGATATAATCAATTGCTTCTTTTACCTTTCCTTTAGCCGTAATCTGTCGAAGTAGCGTAAGCTTTACCATCGCAGCGCTCCGCATGGCATTTTTGATATTTTTATCTGTTGATTCTTTGTATTTTTTCAAATACTCCTTCAGATTGTTTTCGGCCAACTGGTATTCTTGTCGATTACTAATATCAATCGTAATCAATTGTCGAACCTTATCAGGAAGTTCCTTGAGTACTGTTTTCTTTTCCCGGCGAAACATACATTTTTCGTAAAGCATTGCGCTCAATACTTTCAAATTACTTGCTTCAGTAGGACCGGCACAAAATTGTTTTCCAAAATTGATAGATCCTCCGAAATCTTCAAGTCGATTGATAATTGATAGCTGAGGTACCAGGTCTTTTGGTTTGTTGACGATCGGCGTTCCGGTCAGTCCAATTACATATTCTTTCCCTTGAGCTATTCCTTTGCAATAATTACTTTGTTGAGTTGTGGCCGACTTGCACCGGTGTATTTCGTCAATAATTACTGAATTGAACAGATCAATGTTTTCTTTGAAAGTGACATCTTTTAGAGA